GTTACGTTCTCTATAGTCCGTAGCAATACCAAACCCAGCCCTACCTCCTACGCTGGTAACTAGGTATAAGTGGTACATTCAGTCCGCCAAACCCATAATGTCTTCGTCAAAGAACTCGATAAGATTATCAAATCGATCTAACAAAGTTGGAGCAACTTTTTCCTTACCACCAAATTTTTGGTACAATTGAACCAATGCGCAAGCATACGCATCGTCATTCCACGAACCTTTGTAGCCGTAGCTTTTTTCGTGCCACCGGCGATGTGCTTCTGTAACTGATTCTTGGAACTGTGACAAATTACCAAACAATTTCTGTACCAAGGCGGCCAGTTCTTCTTGCAATTTTTCACTCAACGGAATTTTGGCACTTCCAAACTCTCGGCATAAATCACGGTAGATAAAGAACAAACTAACGTGAACACCTTCGTAGTGGAAATACTTATTGTGCCAACCGCAGGCTGTGTCTATTTCACTAACACTAAGCGACTTAAATGTGCTAATATTTGAGAATGTACCTGGATGCTTGAGTAACGTGCTTTCTTCTTCAACTGGAAAACAAAGGTGACTTTCGGCTGTAGCAACTAATTTTTCAACTTTTACATCGTCCTCGTCCGACCTGTCTTTGTCAATACGAATAACAAAAACAGAGTTACGCAGTTGTTGATACTGGCTTTGTTTCTTTTTACCTTTACCGTTAAGGATACTAAACGCTTTGCGAGCATATGAAAGGTTGTTGGTTTCGATATACATAAAAGGAAACTTAAATTCTTTCCAATCTGTTACTCCGGGCATTAGTCCGGCATCGATCAATCCAGCAACGGTGCTCACAGTATGTTGGGCATCGATACTGATAAATTTACCTTTAGATGTTTTAATACAAATAACAGGCTGTAGCAATGCTGGATCAAAAACTGCTGGATTAGCAATTCGATTAGCACAATGCTTCTCATCTAGTTCTCGCTGGATGTCTTCATCAATATCTAGAGCACCCAATGGCTCCATAGAAACTTGTGGGAAACGTGTAAGGTCAAATACCTTATTCATAGCAGTCCACAGCTTAGTGGTCTTTTTCCAAGCGGCGTTTTTATTAAGTTTATCTACCCGATCTTGTAGATTAACTGTCCTACCCTTACCTCGTTTGAGAGGATTGATTTCCACCATTGGGTTGGGTTTGCGGACTACTTCCTCATAGTTGAATTTAAAAGCCATTTCGATCTTTCTATAGTGTGTTAATAATGTAATTATTATACACTCTAAATGGTTTTATTGTCAACCTATTTTAGTGATTAATCCAGTCTTTTGAGTGAAAAGGTTTTGATACTTGGGTACGGCTCAAATAGTAAATTGAGCGTTTTTTGATACGTTTAATAATCCGGTGATTTTGGTCCCAGTTAAACGCTTTAAGATACGTGCGCCATGTGTCAAATTGGCGACGTTTACGTCTTTGATCTTCGTTTAGATAGTCAACAATAAGCCTCATATTACCATTAAACTTTTCATTTAATTCGCAGGCCATGTTAAATGCGTAAGCATCTATTTCATCATTATCACCCAAATACTCCTGTTCTTGACGCTGTTTGGTTGATTCTGCTGTTGAGCTGTTTCCTGGTAATGCTTTGAATTTACGATTTCGGGCTTGGCGCATATGGATAATTTCGTGCAATAATACGTCAGCAATTCTGCCACATAACCGATTAAATCTTCGTCCTGTGTAGGTTAGCTTGGTATCTGCTAGACTATAAGCAAAACATAACTCAATAGCCTTTTGTTTTTCCATATCATACTCGGTATGGTAAACACCACCAACCCAAACGTGTGTAGGGTCTACTTGCAGTTCGTGACTTTTACGACTTCTAACGGGCATATATTTTTTAATATGCTTTGATATAACTTTGTGGAATTCGTCTATTGTAAGTGTTTGATTCACAATGGAGTCCCTGACTATATAGACCATGCCTATAATGTCCTGTTTAGTCCACTCACTCCAGTTATATGAAGACGGTTTCATGTCAATTCTCCAATTGCTTTGTATTTATTCAGCAATAGAAAATTACATTATGTACCTACTTAACTACCAATGCCGTATAACTCCCGCTATAATAAACAAATTGGTAATAATGTAAACTAGAACTACTGCTGTTCTAATTATAGCAACTAAATCGGCTTCTTCGTTAGTCTTTCCGGACTTTTCTCCAAGGGCCTTTGCCCATAACCGCCATGGATTTTTCATTCTACGTGTTTGACATTGATTCCGGATTTTTCAAGGAATTTGATTCCCGCATCATCTCTATAGTTTTTACCATAATAAACATGACGAATGCCTGACTGAAGAATGAGCTTGGCACAGTCGAGACAAGGACTGTGAGTAACAAATATACTAGCCCAGTCACCACTGTTGTGAGACTTCGCCAATTTTGCAATAGCATTTGATTCTGCATGTAATACTTCAGGTTTAGTTTTTAATATGATATCATAATCTTCGCCTACATCAGCTTCAACAACAATTTCATCTTCACAGTTATTATCCCACCCAGAAGGCATACCGTTGTAACCGTAGCTAATGACGCTGTCATCTTTTACAATGACAGCACCGACTTGCAATCTCTTAGCATGACTTAACTGGGCAGTTCTTTCCGCCCAGTCCATGTATAGATTTACAAACTTATCCTTCATTAGGTTGCTTCTTTAAAATCAGCATCAACAACATTTTCTTTAGAGAACGCAAAGTTTTCTTTGCCTCCATCCATTTCAGTTTCTTGTTTAGTTGCTTCTGTTTTAGCTTCTGCTTTTTGGATAAACACTTTTAGCAATTCTTTAAGAACATTAGTTGCATCTTCAATAGCAATTTTACTGTTGCCTTTGTTTGCTTCTTTTGCTTTTTCAATTGCTTCTTTTGCTTGTTCGTGTTCTGGAATAGCAACCATGTTATCTAAGTAAGTCATTTGTTTTTCAATTTGACCAATGATTACTTCGCTTTCATTTCGAGCGTTGATAATCTCAATAACTTTCTTGTCTGCTTCTGCGTTAGATTCAGCATCCTGTACCATCTTTTCAATTTCATCTTCTGATAGACCTGAACTTGCTTTGATAGTAATTTTCTTTTCTTTTCCAGTCTTTTTATCTTTAGCATGAACATCTAAGATGCCGTTGGCGTCGATATCAAAACTTACTTCAATTTGTGGTGTGCCTCTTGGAGCTGGGTCAATTCCTTCTAGGTTAAATTCGCCTAGTAGTTTATTACCAACAACTAGATCACGCTCACCTTGGTAAACTTTAATAGTTACTGCTGGTTGATTGTCTTCAGCTGTTGAATATGTTTGACTATGTTTAGTTGGAATAGTTGTATTCTTTTTAATCATTTTAGTCATAACACCGCCCATTGTTTCAATACCTAGGCTCAATGGAGTAACGTCTAGTAATAGAACGTCAGTACGTCCACCACCTAGTACTTGTCCTTGAATAGCGGCACCAACTGCTACTGCCTCATCTGGGTTAACGTCTTTACGTGGAGCCTTGCCGAACAGTTTCTCAACTGCTTCTTGCACTTTAGGCATACGTGTTTGTCCACCAACTAGAATGACTTCGTCGATGTCGTTAGCAGTTACTCCTGCATCCTTTAGAGCTGTACGGCATGGAGCCAATGAACGCTCAATCAACTCGTCAACTAGTGTTTCAAACTTTGCACGAGTAAGTTTAACATTCATGTGTTTAGGACCACTTGCATCTGCTGTGATGTAAGGCAAGTTAACATCTGTTTGGGCCGAGCTAGACAATTCAATCTTAGCCTTTTCAGCGGCTTCTTTCAAACGCTGGAGTGCCAAAACATCCTTCTTAAGGTCAACACCGTTGTCTTTCTTAAATTCGTCAACTAAGAAATCCATAATACGTTGGTCAAAGTCTTCACCTCCGAGGAATGTATCACCATTGGTACTGAGAACTTCAATTTGTTTATCACCATCCACTGAAGCGATTTCAATAATACTAACATCAAAAGTACCGCCACCAAGGTCGTACACAGCAATCTTACGATCACGTTTATCATTTTTATCTACTCCGTATGCTAGTGCGGCCGCTGTGGGCTCGTTGATAATACGTAGTACTTCTAAGCCAGCAATCTTACCTGCGTCTTTAGTTGCTTGACGTTGGCTATCGTTGAAGTATGCTGGAACTGTAATAACTGCTTGAGTAACTTCTTCACCAAGATAGTCTTCAGCAGTCTTTTTCATTTTGCGTAGAACCTCTGCACTGATTTGTGGAGGTGCTAATTTTTCGTTATTTGCTTCGACCCAAGCATCACCGTTGTCTGCCTTAATGATTTTGTAAGGCATTAAGTTGATGTCTTTTTGCACAGCTTCTTCTTCGAACTTGCGCCCAATCAAACGCTTACTGGCGTAAATTGTGTTTTGGGGATTTGTAACAGCTTGACGTTTTGCACTTGCACCAACTAGAATTTCTCCGTTAGCGTATGCAACAATACTAGGGGTAGTACGTGCGCCTTCTGAATTTTCAATTACTTTTGTATCGTTGCCGTCAATAACAGCAACACACGAGTTTGTTGTACCTAAATCGATACCGATAATCTTTGACATATTTTCTCCTTTAATTAAGCAAGATTTTAATAAAACTAGTCAACGCCCTAACGGCGCAGTTGACTGAATATTTATATATTATAAATCCTGTGTGTCTATAAGTCAATACGTTTAGAGTGCTGAGTCATAGGACCCCGTATCATAACGTTAAAACTTAGAATTATTCTGCGTTGATCTGGTAAATTTTTACCCACGTCAACACCGTGTGCTAACCAGCTTGGAAAGAAAGCTAGCACTCCCTTTTCTGCTTTGTTGTTAATATACGCAGATTTAAACAAATCTTTATCTATGTAATCTGGATCCCACATAACTGCGGCTGGTCTAGGATCCATAAAAATAGTATCACCAGAACCTGGTGGAGTTTGCAAGTACAGTAACCCGCTTAAAAAACTGTTTGAATGTGCATGGATAACATGCTGATGTCCGACCTTTGCCACGTTTGCCCACATACAAGTTATTTCGTGTGTGGTTCGTTTAATACCCATAACGTCTAACACTTCGCCTGCCTCAGCATAAATCAAGTCTGTAATTTCTTTAAACTCCGGCAAAGTGTTTAAGTTATCGTCAGTGGTCCAAGCAAAATCATTGCTGTGTCCTGTGCCTGCTTTATTAAGAGATGCTAGTGTTTCTACAAGTTTATCGCAGATACTTGTGTCGTCGAGATTACCTATAAACATAGGAGTAATAAACAACTCTTTAAGTTCTTTGTTTATTATTTTCATTCTGAATAATGCGCTTGATTTTGCCAATATTGATCTAACGGGCTTGGCTTAAAAGTCATGTTCGGTGCAATATCATTATCAAAGATTTGACTCATTGTGCGGTGAAGTGATGCCCGTTCTTCAACACTTAGCAGTCCGTAATCATGTCGGTAAGTCATACACATTGAGTGAATTATTTGTTCTCTGTTCATAATATTAATTATTGTATATATTGGCGGGCCCTGCAGGAATTGAACCTACACCGCATGGTTCGAAGCCACGTATTCTATCCATTGAACTAAGGGCCCGTGTAACCGTAAACAGTTATCATCTTTTGTAGTTCCCACAAGTCTTGCTCTGGGTACGCTGTCCCAATACGCCACTGAGATTCTTTCCAAGCCATTTTAGACCATCCTGTATTGATCTTTTCAGCTTTGATCATAAACTCTCTTAGGAAATCAAGTTCGTCCCATTTCCAAAGATAGTACGGAATACAATATAAATTTTTATTATATATAACGCTGTCGTCGATAGCTTGTAACCATTTAAGTGTTAGGTCTTTGCCAGCATATTCTGGAATTAAATTATGAGCATGAAACCCTACAGATGTAGGAGCACCTTGTGGAGCTTCCCTACACCATAGGTTTGCAATTTCCGGTGTGGCAAATTTTATACCTTGACTTTCTAGCCACGGTCTATATGTATGAGAAATTAATTGATCTTCTAACCAATCCCAACCAAATTCTGTTGATGTAAAATCTTGTTCTAGGTATCTGGATAAGTCCAACATATTTTTTGATCGTAAACTAAATCCCCCGCAACCAACAACAGGGTCACCGTCTCGGTTCCACATGATGCCGCCTACGTAGTCGTAGTTTAAAAAATCATCTGTCCAAAATTCTGGATTAGTTGGAAAGCCGTCATACTGAACAAACAATGCCCATTCAGTATCTACAACATCGTAAACATTGTGTAGACAAATCTTACTATGTATTTTTGAATCAAACTTTGGAACTTCGTACCAGTCAGCATCGGGATAAAAATCTCTATCTGAGATTGTTACAATCTTTGCATCTGGAAACATTTCTCTTGTTTTATCAAGAGCAAGTGCAGTTGCATCATAGTTAAGACTGTCAATAGATACAATAGTTAAATCTTTTAGCATCGCTCAATGACTAGCAATCCGTTACAATTTTCATAACGTTCTTTTACACGCCATTCTGGATGTGCCGCTAAAAATTCATCAATAGCACCGTTAATTCCAGGAACATCTGGGTGAAGATCTCTAACTGTGTCTTGCCCTAGTTCTCCGTATTTTACAGTATCGTGGAATATGATATATTTTTTTACTTTGTGAGCATTATGATCAAGTTCAGCCTTGACATGCCATCCGTTGTGTAGACTATCAATAAACAATAAATCACATTCGTCAATTACAAAATCCGGACTTGCAGTATCTTGCATAATTAACTGCCAATCCCAGTTCATAGCTTTAGCAGTTTCAATTAATGGATTAATTTCATTAAAATGAATGATGTCATAGCTTCGCATCCACTTTGGTTCTGTTGAAAGGAATGCCCACGAGCTAGTTCCCCATCCTGTTCCAAACTCACAAATACTTTCACATTCTTTACCTAATCGTTGAAAGGTAGCAAGATGCTCATTAATTTCGTAAGGTTCTGCTGTTTTAAGATATTCTACGTGTGCTAAAACTTCGTTGATTGTTGTGAACATATAATCTCTATTATTGGTGCCCATTGAGAGATTCGAACTCCCGACCTACTGATTACAAATCAGTTGCGCTACCAGCTGTGCCAAATGGGCGATATTATACTTATAATTAAATTTGGTACGGCCGGGAAGGTTTGAACTTCCAAGGGCGGTGACTAAGTCGTTGCCCCGTCCCCGCATAATAAATTATTTGGGAGGTCTGCCGGTTCCACTCACGGCCGCACTTGTAATTATAACAGACGTAAGAAAAAATAGCAAGCCGTGACAATAGAATTAAATACCATGTTAAAGAAGGATACCAAATGAAAACACTCCGCGAAATTAATGAAGAACTAAAAGCACTATACGGTGAAACCAGCTTAGATTTTACCGACAAAGGTGCAGATACAGGGCATAGTTATATAGACTTTTATGCCAAATACTTTGATCCAAAACGTACTGACGAAATCCGCATGTTGGAAATTGGTATTAGCATTGGTGGTAGTGCATATCTGTGGGGCAAATATTTTACTAATTTTGATTATTATAGTTTTGATATTGCAGGCGGATATGCCGTAGCTCGACCTTTCCAAGCGGAAATTGAAGCCGATGAGCGTATTAGTTTATATTGGAACTGCAATGCGTTTGATCCGGAATTGGCCGCACAGTTTGGCAAAGAAACGATGGAATTTATTATCGACGATGGCGATCATAGATCAAATAGTCAATGGAAAACGTTTCAAAATTATTGGCCTAGATTAGCCAAGGGTGGTGTTTATTTTATTGAGGATGTTGTGAATAGTGAAACTGCTAAGAATTTCATTCCACATTTAGAGTTCTTTTTAAAGTCTACTGGAGACCAGTATGAAATTGATACGTACTTTGGTAAAAGAATCGTAGAGGGAAGACTAGACGATATTATAATCGCAGTTAAGAAGCTAGGATGATAGATCAAGTTTATGTAATTGATGATGTAATAAGCAAGGGGTATCAGGATCTTATTGAAAGAGAACTGATGCACAAAAATGCTCCTTGGCATTATCAAAAGGACATTGCACTAGATGTAGATGATCCTGCGGCACACATTGAATACAAAACTCCCGGACTAAGTCATATATTCTATGATGTAGATTCCGGAGGTATTCGTAGCCCAATGATGCATTATCTTACTATGCCTTTAGTGTTAGAGGCAACAGCAAAGATTGGATTTAATTTAACCGGACTTATACAAAGCCGTAGCTTTATGCATTTCCCGTTAGCTGAAAAATTACGTAGACCCTATGATAATATTCATGTTGACTACGGTGTTGATCATTTGGTTTGTTTGTATTATGTAAATGACACAGATGGTGACACATACCTATTTGATAAAACATTTAATGATGTACAGCCTGGAACAGATTTTTCTAATGTCCAGTTTAATGTTAAGCAACGCATTTCTCCTAAGAAAGGAAGAATGGTATTCTTTAACGGAAATCAATATCACTCAAGTTCATGTCCAACACTAGACATGCGGTGTATTATCAATTTCGATTTAGTATAATGGTAGGACGTGACGGGTTCGAACCGCCGACAGCCTGAATGTAAATCAGGAACTCTACCAACTGAGTTAACGTCCTATATATGGTCTCGGTACAAGGATTCGAACCTTGGACCCCTTCGTCCCAAACGAAGTGCGCTAGCCAGACTGCGCCACACCGAGTTATTTGTTTCTAATTTTCATTCCAACCCATGTGCCACAAAATGCTCCAAGGCCTGCTGGAATAAGTAACCAGTGATTTGTAGTATAATTTATTACAGCAACACTCGCGGTAATATAAACTATAACTGCCCAACTACTGGCTATAATTGATTGATTATTGTGTACTGCCTTTAGATAGTATGTATAGAATATGTCTGTTACAAACAACGCTAAAAACGTAAAGACATATTCCCAAATCACAACAGACCTTCAACACTTAAAACAGCCTCTACCTCCATTGGTAGGGTAATTTCAGTGCGAACATTAAGTTCGAGGATTTCGTCATTTAGACGCTGTTTGGCTTTTTTCAACTCAAGGTGTTGTGCCTTGAATTCGTTAGCCTGTTCTTGACTTAGAACGCCTGTGCTAACTTCATCGCTGTATCCGTAGATACTACGACGGCTGTTTTCGTTCTCGTGATTCTTGATCTTGTCAAGTTTACCATTGATAACTGTTAAAGATGAAATAACAACATCTTTTCCAGTTAAGTCAGAAAGCTGACCCAATCGCTTATCAATGTAAGCGGCCTTGGCCAGGCGATCGTTAATACCACTAGCCGCATTGGCTGTACCAATAAGACTACGGATATCGTATAAACATGCACTCAACTTTGCACGACGATTATCGGCCATTAGCAATTTTTCATTTGCAGTTGTTAATGCGGCTTCTACATTTTCAAACTCGTTAAGACTAACAGTAGTCTTAATTTCGATACCTTTAAGTGTATCCTGGATATTTTGTTGCAATGCGTTTGCTTTACGAAGAGTGATATTCATTTGTTTTCCTTTGTAATCTAATATTATACAGGACTATTCCTGTATTGTCAATAAAAACGGTAAAAAGAACAGCAAGTAATTAGCTGGACAAATTGCAAACAGAAGAGTTGTAGTCTTCTTACACAAGTGTCAAATGTCAAATTACAGAGGACTTGAAAATTCTAAGGGACAATAGACAATCGTATTAGCCTTAGTACACCAAGTCACGAGCCTTTTCAAGGGGCTTTAGTTCAGTAAACGAGTTGTAGTCGTTAACCGTTGTTGCTAATCCTATTCTCTGCTCTCTTCACCGGAAAACCAAGCAAGCCTAGTTTTCAAAAAAGTGTCTAGCCACTCACACCACATGAGCCCTAAACTGGGTGGTTACCCCGTCCATAACATTTATTCTTATGGAAAGGTGTTAAACCTCACCTAATGCGTTCCCGCTACTCCTTCACAGAGACGGATGGCCATTGCACTACAAACCCAGCACTCTTTATGGTGACTGCCCCACCCCCTTTGTATAACGGGCAAGGGCGCCCGGGTTATTACAAGTATGTACTGTTCTTTAAGTACGGTACATAATCCTCTATACCTTCTGCAACTGTTCTACATAGTGTAACGTCAAATCCAACATCTGTCAAGGCTTTTGTATCGGCTCTTGTATCCATTTGATATTGATTTTTTAAATCCGCAGGCATGTCTATATAGTCAAAATAAATGTCTTGTTCAAACTGCTTTTCTAATTCTCTAGCCACACGCTCAAAACTTTCCGAACGTCCAGTACCGCAATCGTACACACCTGGCTTAAAGTTTTCAACCATGTGCCAAATTGCTCGACATACATCCTCTACATAGATAAAGTCTCTGTAGTATTGGTCGCTGTCTTTAAAGATCTTAATGCTACCAGTTTCTTGTACTTGATTATGCCAATGAAGGATAGTACTAGCCATTCGACCTTTGTGGTACTCGTTTGGTCCATACACATTAAACAACCGTAAACAGGCCGCACGATTCATTATTTCTAATTCACTTAACTGTTTACTAAATGCATATTGATTCAATGGGCCGTTTCCGTTTCCGGTAATTGCGGCTGTGCTGGTAAACACCATTGGAATCTTCCACATATTTGCAATACTGGCCCAATGTCTTGATGATAAAATATTGTGTTTGTACAAGGAGCTCCAGTCTTTTTCTAAAGTATTGCTAATTGCACCTATGTGAATAATAGCATCAATTTCACCTTGTTTGAATGTAGTAATAACTTCAAGTTCTGCTGTGGACAAGATGCTACAAGACTTGCCTATTAAATTTTTAAATTGATCTGGATGTGGTAAATCGTCAATGGCAATAATATCTTTTCTACCTAGGGCGTTAAGGTGCCCTACCATTGCTGATCCAATAAACCCACCTGCACCCGTGACAATAATCATATTGCTTCCTTTATCATATTCGTGTATAATTATAACACATTAATTTAAATACGTCTACTATGAACAAATCCAATATAGGTCTTTTTCCATTATTTTCTTGGCCCTTGCTAAGAAACAACTTAGAAAACCAAGAGTCTGCTAATAATTCTATTCTGGACTTTGTCCAAAATGAACCACTTAGAGACAACAGCGGTAACTTAATACACGAGTCTATCAAAATACTTGATAGGCCAGAACTAGCATCATTGAAAGCAGAAATCTTAGAACACATTAACTATTTTGTATATGAAGTCTTAGCCTATGTTGATGTTGAAGTAGAACTATTACAAAGTTGGATCAATGTAACTACTCCTGGTCAATACCATCATATACATAGACACACTAATTCTATAGTTAGTGGAACTTATTATCCGTTTGGTACAGAAAAGGCACCGTTGGTTTTTCACAATCCCAATGTATTCCAATTTGTTCCAAACACCGATCCAAACAAACAAAGTCCAGTATCGATGATTAGTAAAAATTGTTTGTATGTTAGCCCAAGCCCAAGTGAACTACTGCTTTGGTTAAGTCCGTTAGTACACGGTGTTAAATCTAACGAAAGCAACAACAATCGAGTGTCGTTAAGTTTTAACGTTATGATTAGAGGTTACTGTGGCCACCAAGAAAGTCTAAGTGGAGTTGAACTATGATTACAAATAAGATTGGGGCCTTTCCATTATTTTCTTGGCCCTTGATGCGGGCAATATTAACTGATGTCGATACTGAAAATCAATATATCAAAAGTCTTATTGATGTAGAAGGGGAGTTTCGTACAAACACCTTTAACCTTATTGGTACTGATACTTACATATTAGACAGACCGGAGTTAGCTGGGTTAAGAGCTGATATTCAACGTATAGCAGAAGAATACGCATTTAAAACTCTTGCTTATAAAGATGTAACAGTAGAATTAACACAGAGCTGGATTAATGTATCTCGTAAAGGAGACCAACACCCTGCTCACAGCCATCCTAATGTTGTAATTGCAGGTTGCTATTATCCCGATGGTTGCCCAGGAGCACCGCTTGCATTTCACAATCCAAATAAGTTTCAGATAGTTCCAAATACAGATGGCACCAACAAAGATCCAATGAGTATGATTAGCCGTCCTGTTGTATTATTTCAAGCTAACCCCGGAGAGATTTTGCTTTGGTTAGCACCAATGACTCATTCAGTATTAGAAAATACTGGAACAGAGGATCGGTTTTCTTTGGCTTTTAACTTTGTTGTGCGCGGCGAAATGGGCCACGATGACAGTCTAGATAAAGTTATCTATTAAATTGACTGAACTTTGTATTCGTAGTTAATAGTTTCTTCGTTCTCACGGAACACTTCGGCACCGTTCTTTAAGTGAAATCTACGAGCCATTTCTGACTTAGGACTTAGCGTTACAAAGCGAGTAACATTAGGAAATTGTTGTTTAATTTCTTCTACAGTTCGAACTAGAAGTTCCTTGCCAGCACCAGGAGCATAACTCCAAATAGTGTAAAATATAGCAGTTGTGGGTGCAAGTGCATCTTGCGTTAATTCTGCTACGCTACTTGGAACTTGATCGCACAGGCTTACACATACCATTGCCTGCGGATTGTCTTCTTGTACAATACTACTAACAAAACGGTTTGGGCTAACTCGGAATTCAACAGGAATCTCTGGACGAACTGGGTCATCCTTGATGAATTGTAGTAGTGGACTAGTGATATCTGTGATAAAAGTTAGCATATAAATATTTATAACAATACCAGAAAAATGGTTGCGGAGGTTGGATTCGAACCAACGATTCCCGGCTTATGAGACCGGACGGATAGACCACTTCCATACACCGCGATAATTTGGAGCGGAGTGAGAGAATCGAACTCTCAACAACAGATTGGAAATCTGTAGTTTTACCATTAAACTAACCCCGCATATAAGTAGCAGGGCTTCCACCTGCAATCCACCTCGTTTTAAAGTCCGCGTGTCCAGGACTTTTTATTTATGGTGCCCGGAGCCGGACTCGAACCGGCATGCCTTTCGACGGGAGATTTTAAGTCTCCTATGTATACCATTTCATCACCCGGGCAATTACTTAACTCTTGCTTATATTATACAACAAAATCAAAGACTTGTCAAGCTCTACGCTCATTAAATTTTTGACATTCTATACATAATTTACATCCAGCAACAACTCGTTGTCTTGCTTCCGGGATAGCATCACCACATTCATTACAATGACTTAGGCTAGGACCTTGAGGAATTCTACTCCGTACACGATTAACAGCATCTTCATTTAAGATGGTTGCTAAAAGCTGACCCATTTCAGATTCCTCAAGGTTGTCGCCCTGAATACTTTCATATTCTTTCATATATTAAATATCTCCTTCGTGATTGGGCATTATAAATCCCCATTCGTTTACTGTTCCGTGAACATCGTAGGACTTTTCTTGTTCATCGTATGTCCAACCCAGCACTCGCATCATTTTATGTTTGACTAATAGATTAGGTGCCCTAAAACGCTCGCAATCATTGAAGCCCATCATAACACCGACTTCTGCTACTGCACCGCTACGGCAAATTCCAGCATGGCAATGAACAACTACATTCATACGATTTTCCTGTGCGTGTTGCAACAAACGGACAAGTTGTTCTGCTTGTTCATCTGTAATAGCAAACTCACTTAGGTCGATCATCTTTCCACCACCGGTATTAGTCATACCATCTTCTTCAATGTCCAAAAAAGTAAATTGATGGACTTCTTTGAACTGATGTTTGGGCGTAGGGAACGCCATGTCGTGATCGGAGATTTGGATTAGCATACTGTTCTCGCCACAATCGTGGTGCTGACCTTTTGCTACATTCTCTAAAGGTATATTTTCAATCCACATACCATATCTCCTTAAAGCCTTCTTCGTGTGTTGGTTCTTCCCAACCTTCAATCATACTAGTAACAACATCCTCTGGAATAATTTTTCCAGGGCGACTTGCTAACCGCTTATTTAATACTTCTCTGCTAGGAGTACGGAATACAACTGCAATATGATCGTAGGAAGGAAGCATATTAAATTTCCTAGCACGACTTTTAACAGTGGTGCTAGTCTGATCCCAAATGATAGTATGTCCATGCTCACGTGCAAATACAACTTGCTCGGCCATTAGGTTAACCGCTGTAGGCATGTAATCCTTAAACACTTCTGAATAAGTCTTACCTTGCTGTCTTGCATAATCTTCTACAAACGGATCTGTAGAAACTATTGTTAAACCTAAAAGCCAATCTTGGTTGTGAACCCATGTACTTTTACCTACACCAGGCACTCCAATAAGTTGATAACACGTTAGCATTACATCTCCACCTTTCCGTTTCCGTTTTTAAAACCTACAACTCCGCCTTCTTCTTCAATACGCTTGATAACGTCTTCAAACAAGATAGGAGCAAAGTCCGGTGTTTGTTCCACGCAAACACAGTGATAACGAGTATCTACTATGTCAGTGATCTTACCACCAAACCCAGGTAACATAACACGATTAGCATGAGTGTGTCCGTGAATGTTAACTCCGAACCGACCCAAACTTTCTGGATGTAATGGAATATGACTTAAGATCATTCCGTTCATAACGTGATACGCACGTAACTCTCTAAAGTGTTCGCGATATTCGTCATCCCTAAAGATGTCGTGATTACCACGGATTAAAACTTTGTCACCATTCAACATACGCATGATACCTAAAGCCTTGCGGTTAATAACAACGTCTCCTAAGT